AGCCAAACGATTCATCAAGGTAGATTTCCCAGCATTTGGAATCCCAATAATCATGGTTCGCAAGGTCTCTTTCTGAATACCACGTTCACGTAGTCGTTGAATCTTGTCAGCCATAAGACTCTTAGCAGCATCTGTTACCAATTTAACTGTAGATTGTTCCTTGGAATTGATGGCCAAGGTTTTAATCCCTTGACTCTCAAAATAGCTACGCCACTCTTTTGTACGATTACTATCAGCAAGGTCAGCCTTATTAAGAATTAAAAGTTTTGGTTTATCACCAACAATTTTAGTCAGCATGGGATTTTGACTTGACAGTGGCAAACGTGCATCCACTAAAATTGTTACAAAATCAACATGCTTAAGATTTTCCTGAACTTGTCGACGAGCTTTGGACATGTGACCAGGAAACCATTGAATAGTAGCCATGTATATCTCTCCTCTTTATTTTCTTAGTAAAATATGATTTAAACTCTTTAAAAAAAGCCAAAGACTTGGCTTTACTTTACTTATATTATATCAGATTTAGTTTAAGATGCCCAATCGATAAAAGTTGACTAAGCCTCAACAGGCATAAAGTTACCGACAATTTTACCAATGATTCGGGGATCTTCGTCATAGGGTGCGAACTTATCACCATAACGTTTATTGAGAGAAACTAATCGTAGCCCATCTTCCTCGCGATAAACTTTTTTGATATAGGTTTGACCATCCCAGTCTACAGCATAAACAGCTCCATCATAATCAAAACCTGTTTGTTTGATTAGCACTACTTCGCCATTTAGGTAGGTAGGTTCCATAGAGTCTCCAAATACCCACGATGCAAAATCATGATCTAATTCTTCATCATAGAAAACTTCATCATAGTTGCCATCACCAAAGTAAGTGTAACCAGTTCCGGCTGATAAACGCTCGAAAACTTTGTAAGAGTAAAGCGAAATAACAGGTGCTTTCTGCTTTTCTGCTTCTTGCTCTTCTAGGAGAGCCTTAGTAAGTCGCAAAGCTTCCTGACGATTTTCCTCATTTAGTTCCAAGTAAACTTCTACAATCTCATGTTCAGAAAGAAAATAGGTCTCAGCTACGCCAAAAAGTTCAGCCAAAATCGATAGGTTCTTTTGATTTGGTTTCGTCTTACCATTTTCCCAATTAAAATAAGAGGAGCGAGAAATTCCTAGATGCTTAGCCACTGCTGCCTGACTCATTCCTTGTGCTTCTCGAATTTCCTTAAGTCTTTGTCCTGAAAACATGGCTACCTCCGTAAGTTAATAAACTAACATAAGTTTATCAAAAAAAGCAGTTGTTTTCAAGTGAAACTAACTACTTTTACATTTCTCTTTTATCTCATTCTTTAACTAAAAATCCTAGATGATTTAGTGCCTCTTCTATATAAGCCATATCCTGCTCACTATCTGCTTCGACAAGATGGTAATGAACGCCATTTGTTAAATCAGATAAGGGGCGAAAGTCATTTGACGATGATTGATCTAAAAAATGACTAACATCTCGACGACAAGTCAATTTCAACAAAGTCTGAATTTCTCCATAGACTGGATGATCTATCATGATATTTTGAATACGGCCTCCATTATCAACAATAGCCAAAAGCTCATCTTTCATATCTGACACAGTATGATTCACCTTAAACAGCCTACGTACATAAGAATTGTCATCGCTACTTTTAAAGATATATCCCCTATTAGTTGAAATAATCTGGGCACCATCTGCACGTAAAAGTGCAATATCTTGAACAATGATTTGACGTGTCACACCAAAATGCTCCGCCAAACTCTGTCCATTTATTGCCTCTTTAGCTCCCTTTAAGAGTGCCAATAATTCTTGTTTTCGATTTGAAGCTATAGACCAACCACCCCTCTTTCAACTAGCGTATTTTTCGAATACTTTTAAAAATTGATAATGCTATAACATAGTCTATCATATTAAAACTAGAGAAACAATAAGAATAGATAAAAGCTATAAACACACTGTTCTAAGAGTTTATAGCTTTTTTGTTTTTATTTATTTCTGTGTATTTCTGAAAAAGGTGGACAGAAATGTGGACACAAAAAGGACTGTCGAAACAATCCTTTTCGGTGGGCGCGACGGCACCCGTTCCAGAAATTCCATCGGGCTATGTGCACATAGCTTACATGGCGCTGAACTTAATCAGTCTTTGGAACAGTCAAGGTTTACTTGCTGTAGATATATTATACCACAAAAAAACCCCTGCTCAGAACGTATCTGTCCATAATGGATGCAGGGGGATTGTCGTTTCATGTATATTATAGCAAATAAAAAAAGCCCCAGCAAACGCTGAGGCTTCGACCACTACCACCATGATGTCCCTACTGTGGTCTGAGGGGAGGTGATATACTCCTTTTCTATTTTTTAGTTTTCGTGGTCTGTTATTTACCAGTTTGTCCTTGTGTGGCTTGTGCACGTTCTTCAATAGCCTTAACCACTGAGGCACTAGCTTCATTGATTGCTTTAGAAACTGCTTCAGCGTCGTTTGATTGACTGTATAGGAAACGCTCAAAGTCTGCATCTTCTAATTGCAGACGCTTAGCTCCAGTGGCTTCGAGGGCGTCCACTGTGCCCATTGAACCGATACCAAACACACGACCGTTAACGACTGCTACCCAGCCTTCTTTACCGCTTTCGCTACGTACTACAAAATTCATAATATCTTCTTCCTCTTTCTTATTTACTAGGCTATCACCGTCATTGATGATAACTACATTCTTATCCAATCCACCAGCTAAGCCGGTTGATGTAAACTGCCACCAGCGTGTATGTTCCATGTTTGGATATACGCCCCAATATGGCTCCGGACGTACCTCGTAATCTGGGTACGCTGCAATCCATAAGCTGTTTGGATAGCGTGCAGTGATTTGATCTACATACACGTTAGCCAATGTATAAGGCTTGTAACTGTAATAGATAGGCTCGAAGCCGTTTGCCTTACAAACATCCATAAATGCTAGGACTGCATTAGTATTCGCTTGCTTATCACCACTAGCACCATCTTCATAATCACATACAAGATAACGTGGATGTGATGGCAAGTTACTGATAAAGTAATTCGCTTCAGCTTGTGCCGTTGCGACATCACCGCCAAAACGGGCAAAGTGGTAGTAACCAATACAGTTACTTGTGTTGGTTTGCTGAGTGGCCACTGGGCTAACCCAACCAGTGCCTTCAGTAACCTTAATAACTGTGTTGTTAGTTCCAACTGCTTGACAGATACTTGTAAGGTCTCCCGGTTGGTAAGCTGACACGTCGATAAAGTAATTATCCTGTGTCATCCCGTCAAACGGCAATTCGAACCATCCAACCATTTGTTGACTTGGCGCACTCCAATCAATATAGCTGAAATTACCAGCACTATCAAGGTTACGAGTTACCTTGCGCACCCATCCACCATTAGACAAGCAATCAGCATTTCCATCAATATTCTGTTCGACTGTGGTAACTGTACCGTCTGGGTTTTCTCCGACCACGAAACCGATATGACCGAATTGGTGATAAGGCAAGCAATTAGTCACCCAAACACTCCCAACGGGTGGATTGTTCGCACCGTTGAAATAAGTGACTTTCAAACCTAGACTTTCTGCCCTACCTAACGCATCGATAGCGTTTAAGTAGCTGAAATTAAGGTTAAACAAGCCTTGGTACTGTAGAACATTGTCAATCAAAGCTACGCATTGTCCACCGTATGGGTTTGTTGGCACCGTGACACGTTGGCCTACGAGACTGTCAAGGGTGTTCAATAATTGTGTTTTTGATGTCACGTTAAACACTCCTTTCTATTTTTTTAAATTATTCCTTAGGTTCGTGGTAGTTCAACGCTTGTTCGCTGTCTGCCACACCTTTGGTTGTGGGGTCGGTAACGATTCCCAAAATTACCAAAATCACAACGAATGTGTTCACACCTTCTTGGATATTGTGCGGGATTTCAAGCCCGAACTGTTGTAGCATAAGGAATACTGCTGAGATAAGAGCTACTAGAGTAGCCTTGTTTTGCAAACGTAGTTTAAAATTAATCATTGTCATTATTCTCCTTTTCTCCATCCTCATTTTCTGAGGTTAAAACAAATTTGTCTTTATCAATGTTTTTTTTAATATACTTGTCAAAGTAAGGAATTTCCACCCCTAGAGCTGACAAACTAGCAAGAATACTAGAGCCGTATGCTGCGATCATTGCAAAGATAAACGTATCTATCACACTTCCTAGATTCATAAATACTGCAAATGGATAGAAAATTGTCACAAAAACAGCCATAGCGGTGTGGCTTACTAGCCCTTTTCTAAATTTAGAGCTTGAAAATTCATGAAAAGCCCACGCTCTGGAAACGCCTAAGATAATATCGCAACCAATAATTACTATTAACAAGAACACCCATAGATGTTCATCGATTCCGTATTCATAAAATTCTTTGACGACATCGAAAATCCCAAAGATTCCATTTGGTTTGTGCATGGATTATGCTCCTGTTGTTGCTTCAGCTAAAACTTCATCTTCAATTTTGTAACGCAAATCACGCAATGCACGTTCATCCGCACGCATATCTTGACGATGTTTTGCGTATAATTCAGCGTTAAGAAGATTTTCTTGAACAGTAGAGACCGCATTGGAATCTACACTGATAAATGTTTGCTTGACAAGGATTGTAGCTCCTTCTTCTTCGATATTAAATTCTGCATTGATTGTGCGTTGTTTTGTGATTTTAAGTGACATGATATTATTTTCCTTTCTTTATCATTTTTCAATTGGATATTCATCTTCCGTGATGTAAGTTACTGTCCCTGTGTAGACTGCGTTTTCTGAATCTTGGTTTGAAAAATACATATTCCCATTCGGTTCAAGGTGCCATACTGCGCAGCCTTTATGCCAGTTGGCTACATTTTTGTTGACAACCAAGTGCGTTTGGACGCAAGGCTTGAATCCGCTAGGGATTTTCTCGCTTAAGCCCTTGTACTCGCCTAAAGGGACGGAATGGGCGTCTCTGATTAAGCTGAGAGTTACTACGTTCGACTGGCGCACAAGGTTCGCTTTCACCCGCCAACCAATATCAACCTCTTGTTTAACCATCGCTGGCTTAGGCGTGTACTCAATCCATGAGCCATTAGAATTACTAGTGACAGTGCGTTTAAACATCCGACCGGACACAGTTGTTAGCGTTTGGTGATACCCAGAAATGCTTTCCACGACTTCTAAACAAGCATCCTCGCCCGATGCGGGATGGTTTTTGTAGTTCCCTAGGATTGAATAAAAACCAGTGGTTCTATAGTCGTTTAGGTTATCTACCTTGTTATCAATCGCTGCACCGCTTGGTTCGGTCAGTTTGTGGTGTTGAATTTGTTTGAGATTTGAGTAAATCAAGCCGTCAACATCCAACGCCCCACGCTCACGGTATTTATTGATACCGACGCCCTCTTTATCGTAAGACATCACGATTCGGTCGCCTGAAACAGTAACTTGGAACGAAACGCTAGTAAATTTATCTTCCAGTTTACCGACTACGATATACGAGGTGTCGGCTGGGTACGAATTGCCGAGGTTTGCGTTTGATGCGTTAAATTCGGCAATCTGCGACCAGTTACCACCAGCACCGCCATTATCGACAATTTCTGTATCAGAATCAATGTTACGTGTCGTGAACGTTAATTTCATTGGGTTTTTCTGAACACCGTTGACCATTAGCGGTGCTACTTTGGCAAAACGCTTGATGGTCAGTGTGCTATTGGTTGCACCGCTACGAACAACCTCGAATTTCAGTGTTGGGCTGAAATAATTTAAAACCATAAACGTGGTTTCTTTAATCTCAGATCTAAGACCTCGACTATCTTCAACGTAGCCCCTTAACGTAAATTGTGTGTCTTTGGTAACGGAAATTTCACGAAAAGTCCCGTTAGGTGCAGAAATTGTGTTATTATTCCCAACAATTTCCATAAAGTATTTGGTAATCGTTGCCCCATATTTAGCTTCAACGTTATCAAACCTTGCATATATTTTGGACAACACGGAAACGAAGTGCCTATCTGATTTGGTGATATTCCGTGTCTTTTCGTTTGCGTCTGCCAATGAAAATCCTCTGAAATATGGTTTGGCTTGTAACAACGATAGGCTGGCAGTGAATGTTGATGATTTTGTTTGAATGAACTTACCGTCAACATACGTATCAACGAACACCGTTCCCCACCCGCTCGTACTTGTTGGGATGTCGTTCGCAAAGGTTTTTGGTAATGTCCATTTATAAGAGACATTAATATTATCTGCTATTTTCCCATCATGGCCATACCATGAATACCGCAAGGTATGTGTGGCTGAGTTAATTTGTTTGCTAACGGTTATATCAAGACCGTCCCCAATGACGCCATTTTTAATACTGACATCGCTACCTCTTGGAATCGAGGTCAGTGTAAACGCTTGGTTGCTGACTTCCAAATTATTCGGACTACTTCCCCCGGCACCATTGAAGTGACAGTGAAAAATAAAATCAGCAGTACCATCATCTCTATGATTGAATGTTATCGTTTTATCAAAAAGTTGGTGTTCTGAATTTTGAGATGACATCGTTACTGTTCCAGAAAAATCTAACTTATGCCCACTACCTGCTACGTATCCAGAACACTTAGCATTGTTGAATGTCCAATTTTGGTTGAACAAGGTGAGCTGTATTCGCAGTTGGCTTGTGTTAGTAAAAATATCTCGACTTAATTGTTCAACATACACACGAACACGATACCCACGGTCATTGCTAGACCAATATTCTGCCATCTTACTTACCTCCTACATATCTGATAATATTTCGGTCTGGGTTGATGTAATCTTGTTCTTCCCTAAAGCGACCGATTTGGATTGTTTTTGAGAAGATACCATTTTCAATGTGGATCACACCTTGCGAAATATACATCACCTCATTACCGGCTGAGAACATTGAAATACGACCGTTTGGATTGAATAGCATAGAGCTAGAATTATCTGTTTTACCAATAACAAGCCCCTCGTTTGACGAAGTCATGTAGCTATCGATAAAATTCCAACGTTCTGTCATATCATTCATATTGTTTTCTAATTTTGCTACACGGGCACTAGCATCCGCCAAGCTCTTTTCAGCTTGTACACGATTGGCGTTGTTTGCATTAACGAAATCTTGATAAGCCTTCACCCATTGATTTAATGTATCAAGCGATACCTTAGCTTCTAATTCCGCTTTCATCACTGAATTAATCTCATTCAGTCGATTTAACTGGCTTTGAGTCAATGCACTGTCAGCCTTGCTATCTAATTGGCTAGCTAAATCTTTTGGTGACGATTGCCACGCTCGGTCAGTGGTCCCCTCGTAGCAATCCAACTCGGTGAAGAACAACAACGACTCACTGCCGTTACTTGTGCCTTTGTTGTCGATGCGAATAAAACCTTCATCACATTCACCAGAATTGAATGTCAAGTGCCATTTAATCATCCTATCGGCAGATGGTGAGCCGTTATGGGATTTAAAATTGACTACTTTAGTGAACGTTTTGTTGGTTTCGTTCGATTTTCGACCCAAGAAATAAATGTCAACGCCTTTGATATTCCAGCTTGCAAACGACTGAATATTGAACGAATAATCAGTATTTCGTTTGACAGGGAAACGTAGTGTAGACGCTGGCACCAATGATGATGGTGTTTTTAGCAAGAATAGCGGTCTAGCACCATTGTAATAAAACGAGTGACTAGACACAGAAAGATTAGAGTTAGGCTGTGGCACCTCCCAATAGCCCCAATTATCCAGATTTTCTGGAAACGCTGAGTTGCGAATGAGATTCTCACCACCTACTGACACACTGCCAGCCGTGTCGTTCCATGAATAATCAGCTGGGTTAGTGCTATTTACTTTATCAAAATTAGTGCATATACCCAGATACCGCTTAGTGCCGTTTTGTGTAAAACTGAAACCGGTTCGTCCATCAGCACTGTCTGCATAGGCGAAGTGGACGTAGGGCGTTCGACCGTCTGCTCCAGGTTTACCCGGAATCCCGTCACGGCCATCACTACCCTTCCACTTGCTCCAGCGGTAGTCTTGAGGGTTGCGACTGTCCGTAGCATTAAAATCTTGGTACATACCGATAAAAGCCTTATTAGTATCTGTTTGACTAAATCCACCGCCGGAAACGGTATCAGCATAGGCTATGTGGGTATACTGTGTTTTACCATCAGCACCTTTTACACCGGGTATACCTTGGTCACCTTTTGAACCTTGTAACCCTTGAGGGCCTTGAGGACCAGTTAAACCACGTTCGCCCTTGTCACCTTTAGGACCGGGGTCGCCTTTGGTGCCGTTTCTGCCGTCTGAAACATTTAAAAAAGTAACTTCTTCTGAAGCTACTTCTTTGTTATCTACCCATGCGGAAACCGTCAACGCTGTTGGTTGGGTAATCTCTGACGCTACCATGTCATAGGTCATACCCACGTATTTTATAGTACCGTCAATTACGAAACGCCAAGTCGCATTAACTGTTTTGTCGCCTTGTTTCAAGACTGGTCTGACAGTAGAGCGACCAACACCGTTTTTAAATGCCGTTCCGTTTGTAGTTGTGATTTCGACACGGTATGGCAAGGCTCTTGCTGCAATTTCATCAATGCGTTGTTGCAAATTGTCAGATGGTTTGTTTACCAACCTTTTAAAATTGGTAAACACCACTGAGTTATTCAACGGCATATCAAAGCTGATTACCATTTCAGTGACACGAGCTTCGAGGGCTAGACCACCTCTAAAATTATTATTGATAATTTTAACAGTATCGCCAAGATTGACATCTTTGTATTTGTCCATAAAACTGGACTGAACATCAACGGTGTAAGTTAATAATGGGTAAGCGTATTGTTTAATGGTACGTAATGCGTAGCCTTTTAGGGCGTTGACATCCTTGTATTCAGTTTGGAAATCCTTACGTGTCCAGTTATCAGCGTTGTTTGGATTCATCGTTGACGGGTATCGTTCCCTAGATAGGGGAGCAAACACATAACTACTACCTTTTCGTGAGTAAAACTCTACTTGTCCTAACTCATTCTTTTCCTCAAACTCGACACTCTCAAGATTGATACCATCCGCACCAGTGAATACACCAGCATTGAACAGTTGAGTCTTATCACTAGCGACTTGAACACCTTTAAGCTCATTCTGATAATGTAGCACCACATCCCCACGAGCTTTACCAATACCGTGGTGGTTTTCGTCTGGTTGTTGGTAAATATCAATGATAAAACGCTTGACTGTACCGTCTCTATTCAGTTCGGTTCGGAATGAAAATTCAGCATCGAATTTAGACATTAGACTATGCAATTGTGCAAGTTTCGTCTCTTGTGGCTCAAATTCAAGTTTCCTTGTTTTGTCGGAAATTTCATTAACACCGATTTCAAGGTTGGTGAATCCCAAAATATCAAGATGTTGTAAGTACCACGCTACACTTTGAGCAGTATCGCTTTTCAATCCAACGGATTGTTCAAGTGCTAACTCAAGATTGGTATTGTTACAAGTCACTTGGAAGCTAACATCATTCTCAACCAATTGAGACACATAGAAAACGTGATAGGAATTATCATAGTAAAATGACACGAACATATCATCCTTGATATATTTAATATCCTCGTGCAACTTCCCGTTCACAATTTTAGGTATCGTGAAATCAAACGTACTAGTTGAGTATTCAAGGTAAGGATGCCACTGACTGTTGGAATAGGGTAGCATGCCCGGAACGTTGTTATTCAAAGCACAAACCTTACGCATGTCCTTGTCATGAATCCAAATTTGCATTAAACAAAACGCTCCTTCCAAGAAATTTCAATAGTTGGGTCAGTTCTTGTCCAACTAGACGTGTAGATGTCGATTTCAGTTTCACCAGTACCAATGCTGAACGGCTCAGACAAGTAAGTTAGCTCGTTAGATGCTGGCAAGTTATCGACTAGGGTCTTGCCATTAGCCATGTCGATTTCAAGGATAGACCCCTTACGGAAACGGTTAGGGATATCTTCTTCTTTGTTGATATAGTCTTTTCGATAAACAAAACTATCAAGATACATGTGCCTAACGACTGTAGTATCTCCGATGCCGAAGAAACCGACACTAATTCTAGCCGACTTCTTACCTTTGATTTCCGGTACGGTAAATCTTGGATAAGAACCCTGCCAATAGAATTGCAATACATCATCAAAACGCTGGACATCGGACCAACCCTGTGGCTCGTTAAATGGGTTTTGAGTCATGACATGAGTTCCCCAAAATTGCTTGCGGTCTAATGTGCGATAACTGCCGTTACCGTCGCTGGCTAAGAAGCGATACTCACACCCTAGACCGTTGACATGCTTGAGGGTTTCCACACCATACAAAAACGCTCCATTTGCATCCGTTACTGAAATTTTGATGTATCCATACTCACTAGAAGCGCCTAACCAAAAAATCTGTCTCCACCAGAAATATTCATAAAGCGAGCCTTTTTGTCCGTTGCTATCAGCTGGAATATCCCATGTAATCGAACTACCGCGCAAGAGATTAGAACCACTACCACGGTTGGTTAAGGCGATATGCGGTCTACCCCAAGCGTTATCTATTCCAAGAGTGCCGTTTAGATCTTGTAGCGTGTCGTTAAACCGCCCTTGGTTTTTCGCACCAACCGCAAAACCATTGGTAATCCAGTTGTTAGAAACGTAGTCAAACAGAATTTCAGATTGCTTGACTGTCCGAGTGTCAGCTTCATTAGGGTTACCAATCTCGTAGCTTTCACTAGAAGACTTCACAATCCCAACCCAGCCGTTTTCTGAATTAAACTTCAGTTTAATATCTGGGTAAGTTTCAGCCGTGCCGAAGTTCTTCAATGTAGCCTTGTAATGACCAGTAGACACTTTTTTAATGATGCCGTACTTGGTTTCACCGTCGCTACTCACCAAGGCTTGTGCTTTGTTCTCACCGTAGCTTTTCGGAACATCAAACGTAACCGTTACCGTTGCGGTAATCGGAGCAGTGTTCTTGTCCACTGCAAGCGACGCTTGACCGACTGGGATAGCTTCCCAAACTTTATTAGGTTCATCACCAAAAATCAATGGTTTCGGTTTATCTACATTCAGATAACCGCCCAACGTTTCAGCGATGGTATTGAAGTAGTCGTAATTACCGATTAGGGTAAACGATACTTGAATCTGCTTGACGGACAAGGTGCTATATAGGAATTGCTGACCATAGCGCCTACGTCCTTGGTCTTGATAGTTGTTGTTGAAATTTGATGCCACATTCTTGGTGACATCCACCGGAACGGCACGCCCTTGCCCTTCGTTGAATAATTCGGTTAAGTTTTTACCGTCAAAGATTACTGACATTCCTATCAAATAATGCTACCTCCTAACAACGCTTGTCTGCGTTCGTAATCGTTTGTTGCTTTCGTCATAAAGGGCGCCAACCCATTTGACACGCTTCTGCCATCAATGACATTTCTGACTTCAATTGGGTTAGAACCGTTGGTTACCAATTGACCGAGTAAATCAATCATGACATCTAACTTGCTTTCTAATACGGAAACACGCTCACGGTCTGAAGTGTTATCGTGATCGCCTTGTGGGGCATCCCCAGCAAAACGGGCCACTGCTTCAGTTAGCAATTGCCACGCTCTGCCACGTTTGGCGATATCTGTTGGAATGACGTACTCTGGCATATCACCTTCAGCTAACTCATAAACTCCATTCTTGTGGACTAAACCGCCGTTGGCGTAGCCATGTCCGTGTCCGATAACCGAAAGCATATTGCTTCCGTAACGAGATTTCGCATAAGCAATCCCAGCTAAAAGGTTATCATAGCCGTTGAAGATGTTTCCATGACCTTTATGTTTGAATGAATTAAATGTACTAGATGTTGTTTGTACCAACCCTTTGGCAAGGTCACCAGTTAAGGTATTGATATCGACATATCCACCTTGGACGGCATTAGGGTTACCACTAGATTCGCTTTGAATTTGTCGCAACCAAGCACCGACGTATTCGTTAGTGGCAGGCAATCCGTTTGCCTTCAACGCTCTAACTACGGACTCACGCCAACGAGAAACCCCGGTCCCTTGTGGACCATCTTCACCACCACCCGGAGGGCTTAGCAATGGACCAAGAGTTTTCTTAATCCAGTCGAACATACCGCCAACTTGGCGTTTAATCAAAGTTTGAAGTGGATTGTTTCGGTCTTTCAAAGGTTTGCTATCGTCACCACCGCTACTTCCACTATCTCGAACACCGAAATCAAGGAAGGTAGCAGCGTTTGAAATATGCCGTCCAGCGTATTGGTGGTACTGACCGTTCCCGCCGTAGTTGTATTCTTCACCGTCATAAGTGTCGCCATGAACAGCTGTTACAAAGTCAACGTGGTTACTTGAAATAGGTCCACCAGTATAGACGGCTACTGTACCCGGTTTTGGTCTATTTAAGTGTGGTACACTCGCAGAAATCCACTGATTACCATTTCCAAGGTGGCTAAATAGACTAGGTTTAACACCAAGGTTTGCCAAACGACTGGCAACGAATGATACACACTCACGGAAGTAATAACCCCAAGGGTCAGCTCCAGCGTCTTTTGCCTTATCTTTAAAACGATAGTCATCACCTTTGGCACCCATCGCCACTGTACCTTCATCCATCGAAGCGTTAGCCATAGACCAAAGTTCTTTCCACCAGTTCTTAGCTTCTTCGACTGGTTTCTTATAAAGAGCGTTACCGAGCGGATTAAACATACCAGCTAACTTATCAGCATTAGGGCTGAATTTCTTAGCCAATGAGCCCACTGGGTCTTTAACGACATCACCGACAAATTCAATCATTTTCATAAATTTATCGACACCGTTTTTCATCGTGTCCCAGACCGAACCCGCTACGTTGGTAGCAGTATCCCAGATTTTAGACCAGAAACCAGTCCCTTTTGCAAAGGCTCCACGTTCAACACCCATGAGCATAGCCAATTCACTTGCATTGATAACTTCCGAACCAGCTGGCAAGAGGTATTCAACGTTTCTACCTTGTGGCAAGAATGACTTGCCATTAGGTAGAATTACCATTTCTTGGTTGTTAGTTTCCGGACTATCATAGCCATCATTTAGCGTAGCAAGCGTAGGTTTGGTGATTGGGTTTCGGTATGAGCTAAACATACCAGTACCACCGGCAAACTTAACTTTAGGGATTTTAGAAATCGCTTCTTTGCTACCGCCAAAATCAGAAATAAGTTTATTGATACCATCGATACCGGCATTTGGGAGAGCAATCACGGCATTGATACCATCGCCAGCAAGGCGTTTCATGCCATCCCACATCTCGCCAAAGCCTTTTTTAATGTTGTCCCACGTATTTTTGAAAAAGTTAGCGATATTGGTCAATGCGTCGGTAATTAGCTTGGTAATGTTGACGCCGAATTTCTCTTGCGTTAAAGCACCGATTTCATCCCATTTTTTCGATAGAAATTTTTTAGAATTCTCCCAACCATCGAACCAATTCTTATTGATACCTTTGTGGTGTTTATCGATATCCTTACCGAGGGCAGTCATGGCTTCCGTAGCATTCCCCTTGATACCTTCCCACGTTTTAGATGCGAATTTTTTAACGTTGTTCCACTTGTCAGACCAGTCTTTCTTAAGGCTAGCCATGTGTTTTGCAACGCCTTTCGCCATGCCTTTGACATGGTCCACTGTACCGTCGACAAATTTCTTGAATTTCTTGTTGTGCTTGTACATCAGCTCAAAACCAGCGACTACTGGGTTAGAGATTACAAGCAATTTTTTAGCGGTGTTAGCGAAGGCTTTGATACCTTTTTCACCGCCAGTGAAGTATGTTTTGGTTTTTTCAAAACCTTTCTTGGTGCTCTTGGTCATCGAGTCCATCGCACCCGTCCAAGTTTTTTTCATGCCATCCCACGTCTTACCGAGCCACTTACCAGCGTTGGAAAAACCGTCTTTGATATTTTTAACAATACCGTCAACGAATTTCTTGAATTTTTTATTGTGCTTATAGATCAGAGCAAAAGCCCCAGCAATAGGATTGGCAATAAATAAAAGGACTTGTTTCCAGTCCTTTTTAAAGAAATCAATGATCTTACCAAAGATTTGTTTAGTGACTTTGAAGATTTTACCGAAAGCCTTTTTAGCAGCATTAAACATGCCGTCCACAAAGGCTTTAAATTTCTTGTTGTGCTTATAAAGTAAGACCAAGGCAGTAATAGCCGTGGCTACGGCTACCGCAATCAAGCCAATAGGGTTAGAAGCCATTGCTAAGTTCCACGCTTTTTGCGCTACTGCTGATGCTTTTTGAGCAACAGTCATAGCTACCGTAGATTCTTTCATCACTTTAATGGCTTTCGCAACTTTCATCACTCCTGAAGCTACTTTAGAACCTACAAAGTAAGTTGCAAATAAAGAACCGACTGTTTTAATAGCCGTTTTGTGTTCGGCAATACCACCCAAAGCCTTGGAAAGTGAAGTGACTGGGGCTTTAGCTTTTTTCCCGTTCCCGGCCATGAGATTGAAAGCACCAGCGACACCTTTAATCATGTCGATGGCAGTTTCCCACACACCACCAGCAAAGTCTTTACCAATGCTGAGCAGTGGTCCTATGCTGTCTTTAGTTTCCTTGAAGAAAGCTACAATTTTAGGGGCGTTGTTAGCAATGCGTTTGCTTAGGTTGTCGACAAACTTATTGAGACCGTCCATTAAGCCGTTAAGCTTGTCTGTACCATTACCAAGGTTAAACACCTTAGAAAAGGCATCCATGATAGTTCCCAGACCTTTAGAAACATGTTCCCCAAGTTCTTTGAACTTCCCTTCAGTGTTAGGGTCTGCAACCCAGTTCCCAATCTGTTGTAAGAATGGGTTTTTCATTTTATCTATTGGGTCACGGAAGGCAGCAACTACCGCTGGCATACGAGATTGGATAGTTCTTTCAAGACCACCGATGGTAGTAGAGAAGTTAGCAGTAGCATCCTTGTACTTGTCTTGCAACTCAAACAAGGCTTTTTGAGCCATTTCAGCGGTAATCTTACCATCGCTTTGCAACTTGGCATATTGCTCTTGGGTCATGTTAGCAATGCCCAATTCTTGCCCAGCAACTTCTTTCAACTGGTTCTTCATTTCTGGGAAGACATTGATGATAGACATCATGTCTTGCCCCTGAACCTTACCATTGGCGATCATTTGAGCCCACTGAGTGGCGAAATTCTCAACGGCTGCATCGGTCTGACCAAACGCATCCTGCAATGTCAAGATGGCTTGTGTTTGTTGCTTGGTTAACTCGGTGTTGTGGGTTACGGCATAGAATTTTTGGTTCATACCGTCAACCATTTCAGTCGAGTTAGCCGCCGCTTGTGCCATTTGGTTGGTCATATCGACCATTTTTTTACCTTCTTCAGCGTTACCAGTTAAGGTTAGCCAAGTGGCGTTCATGGTTTGTTGATATTTGACGTATTCGGCACTTGATTGTGCGATTTCGTCAAATTTACCCTTGATAGCTCCCAATGCATTTTGGAAACCGTTGCTAATCAAGTTAGCTGCAAACGTAGCCCCGAAGATACCTTTTAAACGTGAGGTTTTTGTTTCAGTCTCACTAACTTCACTACCCAAACGTTTAAAGCTCTCTTTCAAACGTCCGATAAGTGAACTAGACCGTTGGCTTTGCTCAATCTCACCATTCAGCTTATCGGCAGCATTGCGAGTATGTGCAAGGCTTGTGGCGGTTTCATCCAAACGTTGCTTTTGTTTGCGATATTCATCACTTGTCCTTCCGGATTGTTTTGCCACACGCTCAAGCATTTCTTTTTGGGTCTCATACTGCTTGTTTAAGTTAGTAATAGAACCCTTATATTGCTTTAGTTGTTCTTGCCTGGCTTCGTCTTCCTTACCTTCAGCTTTCAAGCGTCTGACGTAGGTTTCTGAAGCTTCATTTTGTGCCTTGTACTCTTTTTGCAGTTCAGCAAGTCCAGACTTTTGATATTCTAAACTATTTTTAGCTTGACGTTGTTGATTCTCCAAGGATGCCAAACGTGTGGTAGCTTGGTCAATCTGTTGTTGGTACTTAAGGTACTGTTCAGCGGTTTCAGCGGTACTACCTTTCAATTGAGACTGTTCTTGTTTCAGTTTCTCAATCTTATGTTGTTGGTTTTGAATAGCATTACCCAAACCGTCGTACTTAGCTTGTGCTGCTCCTAGATAATCACCAGCACTACGCATTTGGCTTTCTTGTGCCTTCCATGCGTTCGTAGAGCTATTAACCAACTGAGTTAATCGCTTAATCGAATTGGCAGCCTGTAGCGTATCTAAGGCGATTTCCGTGGACATGGTAGCTTGTACTTTTGCCATGTATTATTTTCCTCCTTTCCTTAAAAATTAGAGTAAAGATGTTGGGTCAACCATTCTATCTTCTTCCTCTTTGGCATTTAAGATCTTCATCAGCTCGTAATAGTCAGTGTCATAATACTGATCTAGTGTCCACCCAAAACCTTGGATTGATTTTTTAGCAATGATTTTCAAATCTTCAATACGATTTTCTAAATCAAAAATCTGTTCGCCTTTAGATTTTAGTCTTTTGGGTCAACTTCACCAGCAGCGTTTTCAAGTTGCTCGTCCGTCAAACCGTACATATAGCCGACCATTTTTTCAGCAATTTGCTGTGTACGCTCATTGTCCAAATCAAGCAATTTGTCATAGGATTCATCATCCAAGTTGAGAATGGCACGGATAAAGCTAAGCATTTCTTTGAGAATAGTAAAGCTTGCTTGTGCTTGCTCTTGTGTATCACCTTCTTCGACAGTGTCGCTGGTTTTAAGCACAGCAAGTTGATACTCGTGCATACGCAAGACATTGCGGTTGCTTGTTGTCACCTTGAAGGCTTTTTTGCTGATTTCTGGGATTTGAATAGTTCTGATTTCCATTTATCTTTACTCCTTTTTAACAAAAATAGAGGTCAGGCCATGAGCCCGACCTCTTGCAAATTATTGAGGGGATACGCCAGCCCCTGTAAGTGCATATCCACCAAATACTTCTTTGTACATGTTAGTTTTATCGAAAGTTGATGAACCAGAGAAATATTTCTTGAATGGTTCATTGCCAAACGCATCCGCTGACAAGGCACTGAATGTCATGTTATCGTTTTGGCGAGTTTGGGCAGTATCAGTATCTGTTGCAACGTTTTGAGTTGTTTCTTGCATGATACCGTTAGCAAAACCAAAAAATACTGAGTGTTTACGGTCAAGTGTTTCAGATTCAATCAACACCGCTACATGTGGTTTCTCACCGTCCTTCGTATAACCACCTTTGCTGTCAGGACGGAATCCAAGTAGTTTTTGTTTGATGTCGAAATCAAGGTTATTGAAGTCAAACGCTACTGTTGGTGAGCCTGGCGCAACCATAACGTCTTGTGTTTGGTTGTTCCCAGGAACCTTAGTAGCTTGTCCTTCCAAGTTAGAAATGTTAGCGGTACGAGTACCAAGCATGCTTGAATCAACTTCAATCACGCCATCAGTTGAAAGGCCATCGTTGCCTTTGATGAGTTTTTGGGTTTTAGAGTCAACCAAAGCAAGGCGGACCATTTTCAAACCTACAATTGCCATATAGTAATTTCTCCTTTGTTAAATTAATTTATCGAGAGCAACAAAAACGACCGCCGTAATCTGTAACGTATCGGGGTCTATGCTATGCTCTCTCATGTCTGTAATTGAATAATGTTCAGATTTTAGAAACTTCAATAGTTCCATTTCAAAGGCTTCAATATCGAAATCGATATCAGCCTTGTAGAAAATCTGGACTTCTACTCTATCTGTTTTACTGAAAAAGGTATTGTTTCCGCTTAAGTCAAGGGATGGATTGCTTTCAGTGAGCAAAACGATTGTCTTATCGGTATTTTCTTCGAGCTCTTTAGGCAAGTTGTTTGCATATACTTCGCTTATTTCACCAAATTTTTTGCCGTCAATCAGCTCTTTTAGTTTTACGGTTGCTAGCACTTAATCACTGTCCTCCTTTCTTGCGAATGAGTTTCTCATACTCCGCTTTTTCTGCTAATAGCACCTTTTTCTGTACAGCGCTATCGTTTTGGACATTGGTAACGAAATGATCAGCGCGGTATTTTTTTGTACCGTCATTTAATCGTCTGGCATTTTGAGCGTGGTAATTATTCTTCCAGCCTACGGTTGCCACACCGTTCTTTCTGCCATCCGCATTAGTGGATTGGACAGATAAACCGTCAGCCATGTGCCCATACTTCAAATCTTTTTTGTTTGAGTAGTGTTTCTGCCTAGTAACTTCTTCCAGTTCCTTTTGAAACACTTTCGCACCAGCGGTAGTAATCTTAGCTTGTTCCGCTGGTGTGATATCGCCAATACTGGCTACCGTTTCAAGCCAGCTCTCTAGCGCTTCATCAAGCCCTACCATAGCCATCACCCAACTTTCTTGTGTTTTCTCAAAGTCAGAAAGTCGTAGCGATTTAGCCCAAAGTTTTCGTTTGGACTAACACGCACAATGTCATACTGAGTGCCATTTAGGACGGCAACTTGACCTTCGATCACTTTGGCATTATGGCGAATAACAATCACTCGTGTATCGCTTTCGCCATTCTGTTGGGCTAAATACTCTTGGTTGAGAGTGCGAGTATGAGGCTTGTAGTGCAACGTAAACTGTTTGACGAATTTTGGCACGCTAACACCCGTAAACTTGTTAGGGGTGCTTTGGTATGTACCGAAATCAGCCTTGAAACGAAAGTCTGAGGGTAAATATCTAACTTTAGGCATTAGTCACCTCTTTCCTCACTATACGTTGCGTATAAGCCCCTCAATTGCCCTATTATGCTATTCAAAGTGAGATTGATAGGATAAGTCACCGTGTCCGTTAGAGCCACTCTGTAGGTGAAATATGAGCTTGTGAGGGCTATTACAGCCGTGTCATATAAAGATTCTACACTTTCGAGATCATAGAATTTCTTATCGCTTCCCACGGCATTGATGATGTACTGTTGAGCCGATTCAATGTAAGCTGGAATGAGTGCAGTGTCGTCTGTCTCATCCAGATTAAGAGTCTGCATGATGGTTTCCTTAGATACACTCATTGCTTACCTCCTAAATTAAGCTCCTGGAGTAAGATTAGCTTTTTGATCAGCAATCGCTTTAAATGAAGCTGGCACAAACGCTTCTTCGTCAGTTTTAACAACGTCGAAACGGTCAATCACACGTACTTTAGTAGTATCAGTTTCAAACGCACCACCACCGATGTTTGTAGAAAGTAGTGCCAAGTGTTGACGGTCAAACAATGTTACCGCTTGTTTCAAGTCACCAAAGTACAATGGTATAACTCCAGCTGCACCATTAGCAAGCCAACGGTCAGATACTTCTTTAACTGCGAAACCGTCGATTGAGTAGCCAGTTGGTGATTTCACATCACGTTCCATGAGGTAGTCACCCATTGCATTCTTGACTTTCTTAAGGGCAGTGAAACCCGAAGTGTTTGTCAAGAAGAATGACGTTTGTTTAATAGCTGGGTCAACTTTAGCTTCAAGATCAATGATGTCATCCCACTTAGCCAATGTTGGTTTAGTTGGAAGTGTTGCGATAACATCCAAGATGGCTTTGTTGCGAGTAACAACGACTTTCTTCGCAATCCAACCAGACAACCATGCGAGGATATTTTCAGCAGAATCAGCAAGCAAGCTGTTTGTTACTGTAGAGATACCGGCATAGCGTTTGATAGCGTACTTGATAAGCGACAATTTAGGGTTATCATTAGCACCGATTTGACCAGCTTCGTCATCAATCATAGAAAGGCCAGTGATTTCAGCCCATTTTTCATACACACGAGAACCAGTAAGAGTAGTTACGTTTTCAACGTTAACGTATTCTTGCAACGAATCGTATTGACGAACCAAAGTATTGATAGCTGTACGAATATCTTGTGGGATAGTCAATCCAGCATCGGCACCAGTTCCATCTGTTTTAGAATCAAGCGAGTTTTGGTAGCGACCACGAACGAGGTCCTTGAAGTCCTTGACAAAGTTGGCTTTAACTTCTTCTTCGCTTTCGGTCAAAGGTTTTTTGTCTTCCTCTGACATATTCGCTACTTCGCTAGCACGAGCTTCAGTGTACTGTTCTTTGAACATGTCACGTTTCATTTTCGCAGTGTCACGTTCATTTTTGATGGCTTGCAATTCTTCAGCAGTAACTGAATCATCAAGCATAGCTACGTTAAGTTTTTCATTAAGATTTTCGACCTTGTCGCCTTGTAAAACCCAAAGGTCATGCAATTCATTTGATGTTTTCATCAATCATCTTCCTTTCATTTTTCAAGTAAAATAGCCAATTTTTGCTCACGCAAAGTATTGGTCTTAGGTGTCGCAATCATATTTTTAAATTTAGCGATTGCTGATTTGCTTGGTAGTTGATGTGTGGCGTTAGTAACCATGATGTCTTCTTCATTATTCTCGAAGAACATGATTTCATCCGCAAAGCCTTTATCAACGGCAGTTTTAGCATTAAGCCATGTTTCTTTAGCCATGAGATCTAAAAGCTCTGATTGTTTAAGACCAGTTTTCATCTCATAAGCCAAGGCAATAGATTCGTCAATGCTATTTAGCACCGCTGATTGATGCTCTAGATCATCGCTATTACCGACGATACCAGTAGACGCTTTGTGAATCATAATGTGTGCCGTTGGACTGATACGCACGGTATCACCAGCCATAGAAATGACACTCGCAGCACTAGCCGCAAGCCCTTGCACATTGACCACAATACGTTTGCCACTAGCCTTAAGCATTGTATAGATTTCGCTTGCTGCAAACACATCACCACCATTTGAAGCAATATTAAGCGTGATTTCTTCGTCCTGGTCGTTATCAATGGCTTGTTGCACCAATTTAGGATAAGTGCTAGACATTCCAAACCATTCATAGAACGAGCCAACATCGTCGCTTACAATATCGCCTTTAATATCAATCTTGCCCATTTGTCTCACCTCCTTTCAATGTGGTATGGTTAGGATTTTCACCTTTCGGCAACTCTTTAGGCAAAATCTCCGCTTGTTGCAAAATATACAAACCTTGATTTTGTGCGAGTGTACCAGTCTTAACCATGCTATTGACACGGCTGATATAGTTAGCACCAGTCGGATCAACCGCTGGAAAAATATCAGCGTCAACGTCGCATGAAAGTTTTTGAGACAGTTCGCTAAGAAATGGCCTTAAATACCGTGATACCGCTTTGGCATACACGTTCGAGCTCATTTCTAGTGATGATTGTTGGTCGCCTTGCCCACCGACAACGTTCTCTGGGATACCGTAAACTTTGGCAAATTGTCCGGTCGTCCAGTCCGCTTGCTTAAGTAGTTGGGCCACGTTGGATTTGATTTCAAGAGGTGTGAAGTCCTCTAAATCATCCAGTACCAACGGACCGCCTTGCATTTGCTTCATCGCTTGTCGTGAACGTGAGACCTTGGTTTTGAAATCGAGCAACCCACCGCCCTTGATTTTCAAGATACCATTGGCATTTAGGGCGTTTTTAAGAGAATTAAGCGTTAGCTTGTCACTGGCTTTTTGAATATTCAGCTCTCTACCAAGGGCCATCAACGGACTTACGCTTGTCAAACCACCGTCCACGGATAGCAGTCTAAAGTGTAAGACATCGCTTTGCGGTACATGCTGTTTAGGTGGTATGCGTGGGTCATCAAATGTGATGTTGTAATAAAGCCCGTTCTGATTGTCTAATCGGTTGAAAGAAACTTGAGATGGCCTTAAATACTCCCACTTCATATCACGGCCATTATCATTTCGCCAACGATACGCAAAGGCTTCACCACCCAGTAACATTTGAGCAAAGATAGACTGGTAAAAGTTAAACCGGTTAGCGTTGTTTGACGGGTTATCCACAATGCCTTGCAACTGTTTTCGACTAATTGTTAGCTTAGCGGTTGCAAGGTCATTAGATAGCTGACTGATAATAGAGAATAGGTCCGAGTTTTTAAGAGCAGTTTCGGCTGAAACCCACTCACTACCGTTTAAAGTAGCTAAAAACTCTGGATCTGTGATATCAAAAAAGCCCCCTTGATTGCTCGGTGGGCTTTCGGTTGCTAAATTAAATATCGGCAATTATTATCACCTCCTTTCTAGCCTTTCTTTACGGCTAGCTCACTAATTAAACCTGCTAATACGAATGTAACAGTCATGCTGATACCAAACCACACGTAGCCAATGTTGTAAGTTGTTAAATTAAGCGAAATTGCAGCTAAAATGAACATCAAAATGTCAAAAATAGCCCAAATCGCCTTAAAAAACTTCAAAATCATATATATTAATACTCCTCTAACAGCCCACTTTCTGGGTTTTTAAACCACTCTAAAACAGCTTCTTGGCTCATGTGTTCTACTTTCCATGTTGGGTTATTGGTAATAGCGTAATCTTCAAACGCATACATGCCATCATAGAACGCATCAATGAGAGCGTCCACAACGTCGATTTTATAGGTCGATTTCATTTTGTCTACCTGAATACCGATGTTATCTTCTTTAATTACCGCATTTATCAAGGCTTTTCGCATGATTTCATCATCCAAACGGGTGATATTACCTTCGATAAATAGCGTTTGAAGGAATTTTGTCGGGTCTTTCAGTTCGCTTGTACGCTGTCTAATTGGCATGAGTGGAAAGCTAGTGTTTGATTCCAAGGCTTTGATAATCTTTGATACTCCCATGGCATCATAGCCAAAGAAAACCACATCAAGCTGATTGTCTTCTACATATTCACAAAACCAACGGTAAACTTCCTCTGGATTGATAAGTCCTTGTGGATGGCTTGTAATCGTACAGTAGCCCTTGGTTTCCAAATCTCGATAGTTGATACCGTCCTGCTCCATTTTGGCTTCTAACGAGCCAGCTTGTTGCCAGGGGATAAAACTATGTTGTTCGATATGCCATTTCTGGCGACCATCTTCCGAAACATACGGATAAACGAAACCAATAGCCGTATTATCACTGAACATAGACGCATCTAGTCCGACATAGACACGCTTGCCCTTGATATCGAAATCATCAACGACTGCGTTTTCAATATCACTTAGGTCAAGAAAACTATTACTATCAGCAAGTAACCAGCAATTCATGTTTTTAACTTGGAAATCAGCTAGATTACCGCTCAATAGGTCACTATCCCTTTTATCCATCAACCCTTTCATAAGGTTGTCACGTTCTTGTTCCAAGTCTAAAAGCGGATTGCTTTTCCACCATGTTTCTGGTTGGAAGACCTCATCCAAACTGTCTTGAGACCACACTAAACAAAGGTATGTGTCAGCGTCCCTATTATCGTCGTCCTCCATAGCTTGCTGCATAATTCTTTGGTCTTCCCTAAAAGGAACGGACGGGTTTGGGTAAGCGGTAGAGATTTGAACAAACTGTCTATTCGGTACTTTTACTTGTCCAGAAACAATCTTAGAAACTGCATCCCTTGTTTCAATTTCTCCAATTTCATCAAAAATAGCCGTGGTAAAGTGGAAACTATCATATTGCCCACTCTCAGCAGAAATAGCCCTTAAAACGTTGTTGTTAGCTTTCATAATAACTTGGTCGCTATGCAAACCTAACTCAGTTTCGTTTGCCAAGCTCTTAAAGGGCTCGTTTTGGATTATCTGCTTCATCATAGATTTGATATAACCAAGCAACTTGTTTGTTTGCTTGAAGTTGATAGAGGTTACAAGATAATCTTGGTTTGATAATCCGAAACTTTCGATAAAGTACGAATATGCCGTAAGAATAGCCATCAAATATGTTTTACCTTGACCACGACCAACCGAAACGATGGCACGGCTGAAACGTTTACCACCGTTAGCGTTTCTCCACCCGAAAAGCATACATAGGATGAACTTCTGCCACGGCATCAGTTGTGTAGGCTCACCAGTATCAACGTTCGGGCATATCCTAGCAAAACGCAATAATTTGTCCGCTTCAGTCGTTTCATAGGTATACGGAAAGTCGTCGTTGCCTTGTCTTTGCAGGTCTCGTAAATGTCTAAAACATGCCAGTTTAATCATGTATCCAGTCACTATCCGACCTTCCAAGGCATCAAAGCAATATTTTGTGCCATCGTCTTGATATTTTTTAGCGATGTCAGTGAAATCAAATTCTTTATACGCTGCATCTATATCATGAGTTTTTATCAGATTCGTTTTCACTATTGCTCCTTTCCGATCACTTACCTAGGAATTCTTTCATCATATCCCCTAGGGACTTATTATCAGCCTGACTTCCGGCTATTTCAGTCAATTCTGCCCTTCCTTTAGGTGTCAGACCTAGCTGGATACCTATTTTATTAAGGGTTTCGGCAGCATCTTTCATCGTCGCAACGGCTGGATTCTTCTTAAATCCCATAGACTGCTCGCCTAGAATTTCACCACTTCCGGGCGACTGGATGAATTTAATAATCTCGGTTTGGATACCGTTTTCTTTCACGTCCTCATAGGCTTTTTTGTAAATTTCGTAGGTCGTACAGTAAGTTTCCACTAGGAAAATGTCAATACGTTCGACCTTTTCTGTTGCTTTTAAAAACGGAATGATTTTAGTCCAAACTGACCTCGCCACCGTTCCTAGATAGTTCGGTGGGTCAATGGGTAGAAAGCGGTCATTTTGCTCGTAAAACGGTTTCCGTCTAGCTGGTGACTTATTCGCCATTTTCTCACCTCCTAAATTAAAAATAGACCCTTGTTAAAACCCTCAAAATTGGCGTGCGATGTAAGAAAACACCTTGGGGCGGCTCTCCTTTGCACGAGAAGGGGGCGGGGGTCAATTTTAAATTGGGTTGAGGGTTTATTACACTACCCTTATTATAAAATCGTGCTATGGGCTTATTAGAGGGGTTTAACAACGTCCTCTTTTTTGCGGGCTATTAAATCTGCCCACGTAGCCACGGAAAGTCGTAGCTCGGTGTTCTGTTTCGTTCTGTTTTGACCAGTACCATAGATTTCTTGTTCCAAGGTCCTCTTGGTGTTATCACAGCTTCTGCATGTAGCTACTACGTTTGAAATTTCAGTTCTAAGTTCTGGAGCTATTTCAACGGGTGTTACGTGGTCACCTATACGTGCGTCTGGTGTGGTCACACCCAACGCTAGACAGTACTGACACAGATAGTTGTCACGTTCCAAAGCTATCTTACGAATAGAAGACCAAGTCTTTGAACGATAGAATGCATAGCGTTCCTTACTCTCATCGTCTCTGTTCCTTACTCGTGTGTTATATCTTGTCCGTGAGTATCTCTGTCTCTCCTCTGTGTATGCTGCTTCCATACTGCTATGTTTGCTACAGTAATGTAATGGTCTTTCTGTCAGAGTATGGCACCCCTCTGCCTTACATCGTCTGACCATTGGCATTGGCATACCTCCTTCCAGATAAAATAAAAGAAGAACACTACTGTGTCCTTCTGATTCGATAATACTATACTACCATGACTAGAGTATGATGCACTATAGATTAGTATAGACTAGTGCAGATTAGTCCAAATACTTCTCAGCTTGTCTTAGCTTCACATAGTAGGTAGCTTTACTAAAGCCCATGCGGTCACATATCTGCCAGATATCCAGCTGGTCTATATATACCATCTGGAGCAGGGATCGTGCATCTATATCCCCCACCTCTGCGATTTGACGGCGGAAGTCTAGTTTCTGCTTGATAGCTTCAGCGGTAAACCGTTCTACTTCCTCCCTAGCCGTCATAAGTTCTACATAGATATCATCCTTGCCCTTACGTTTGCCCCCTTGGACCATATCAGTCTGCATAGCACTAGCCGTTACTTTTAGCGCTTGCGATTCCAGTCGTTTAATCTGTTCTATCTGACTGTCAATATATCTATCAAGCGCTTTGATTCGTTGCAGTCGTTCCACTGTTCTCATAAATACGTTCCTTTATGGTATAATAATATTATTAGCGTTTGAACAGCCCTAGGCATTAGTCTGGGTCTTTTTTTATTACAAGCATAAAGAAGGATTAGGCTACCACCTCCCATACGTTGTATTTAGCCCTGCCACCAGCTATGCAAGGCTAGGGTAACAAAAATAAAAAAGGTTCCTCGATTCTAATTGTTTATTTAACTGGTAATAGCTAGTGAGGGAGTCGAACCCTCTTAAACCGTTCTAGCTACACGCCTAACGCATAGGCTGTATATAAGGCTTTTCTGACTGTTGATTTGTTCCGTCCTACCTCGCCTTTAGTCCGATATTCAAGAGTGATACGGTCAACCTCGCTGTCTAGGCTCTCTGGCCACTCGTAGTGGTTGAATACATGTCTAGCAATATCACCTAATAGTTCCCTGGATAGCAATCCTTCTAACTGAATCACCTTACGAGGTGTTAGAACAACACGTTCAAGGTAAATTACACCAATTATACTTCTAATGGTATCAGCATCTTTTTTCGAGCAATCTTTAACAGCCATAATGTGCTTAGTCATATCGTTTGTATGAGCTACTCTAAGAGCTTCCACTTCCTTACGGAATCGTTTGAATAGTTCCTCTGGCAGTCCCGCGTTAGTTCTGTCTACTGCTGGACGGGTGGTTTTACCTCTCGTGTAGTGTTTCGACAGATAATCTTGAAGATCTCTGGAAAGTTCGTCCGAAATGATGCCTTCTAGTCGTTCGGCAGTTTGGGGAGACATCCTCCAACGCTCCGTGATTATGTTATTAAAGGCTTGGTAAATAAGCACAGCTTCCTTCTCGCCACATTGTCTGACATCTTGGAAAAACTGCTTATAATCCCTCGGATGTGCCTCTTTAAGAGCTGCATGCTCACTGACTAACCTTGAATGCAATTCTTTGGTCAGTCCAGCATATTGATATTTAGTCATGAGCCTCGCCCTTTCAAATAACTAGGAATATCATCCCCAATGTTCACGCTGTCATATTGCTCCTTACTTACCAGAAACTTGCCATACGCCCCACAATCGAGCGTGTAGAGTTTCCCGACCATTGACTTGCCAGTGATTTTCCCATGCAATACAGTAGCATTGTCGGCCTTATGAACGACGATGGCTTCCACTGGCCGATTCAGTACACTGACTACAGTTGCAATGTTAATTCCAAGTGCTATCAACAATAGAACTGTTGCTACTACCAACTGATTCTCTCGTTTAGAGGTCTTCTTCTTTAACGAATGTTCCATTTACCATCTTTCCTTTCCGATTCTTGATTTCCTCGTATGCAATACTTAGACACTCAGTTACATCAAGGTCTAATTGATGTGCCAGCACGATAATTGTTACTAGCGTGTCACCGATTGCGTCCTTGAGTGCTTCTTGTGGTTCTGTAAATTTAGTCGGTTTCAAGAGTACATCTCGAATTTCTCCGACTTCCTCAGTGATTCGCATCCACTGAATCTTAGGGTCAGCTTGCTTTAATCCACGGCTATCTGCCCAATGGTTGATTTTATTTATTAGGTTGTTCATTTTTATATACCTTCCATAGCCATGCTACTAGCAACATTTCTGATGCAACTAGTAGCCCTAATACGATTACGAGCAATATTTGGATAATACCCTCAAACATTATTCCACCTCTTTAGCTTTCTCTATTTCGTCCGATATAAATATATATGGCTTTGCTACATGTAGAGATTTGGGGAATAAATCCTTCTCACCAAAATAGCTTAGTGGGACATCCGATAGATGTATCGATGTCACGTCCTCATCTATCTCTTGGACATAGTCGATTTTTTCAACGTTAATCAGAATTCTATGTTTCTCACCGCCGAAATTAAAAGGCGTTACTTCGAGAAATCTTGCCATTTATCATTCCCTCCCTCCAAACAGCGTGCGCCAAGCGTAAACCACGGCTACGACCATCAATACGAATTTAATCGTTTCCATCACTCCACCTCTTTCACTTCCACGCCCGGGCAATTGAACACCCACCCGAAATTAGCATCTTCTAGTTCTTTGCGGGTGTGGGCTACTCTCACCTCCTTCGCGCCTTCACCATCATCAAAAGTCCAGTCTTTAAAAGATGTACCATAGTTCAAAAACTTGTAATTGTCGTCAATCCCTTTAAACTCAACCGTATATCTAGGCTCGCTCTCGACCTCGTAGCCATCAAGCCATGCTCTAGCGAAAATTTCTTGGTTTGTCTCTGTTCCTAGAAATTCTTTTAGTTTTGAACAATCTTCTTGACTTCCATAATTGTAAAAATCTATATCACTAATAAATAAAGCCCGAACCAGATTAACATTAGTAAATTTGCAATACTCAATCCAATCCGCCACGCACTGTTTCACTACTGGTTTAGGAATAATCGAATCATATAGGTCCTCAGCGTGGGCGATTGAAAGGTGCCCTACTGTTGCTAATTTCTGTACTGCTTCATCTCTTTTCATCATTTCGTACTCTCCTTGTAAATGATTAGTGCTGATATATCATACGTTCTGCAAAAGTCATGCTCATAGATTGCTACCGCCACGTTAGATTGATATTTAATATCAATAATTTCTATATTTGGGTTTTTTGCAAGAAAATTATTGATTACTTTATCAATTCCTAGATGGTTAAGATTGTCAGTTTCCTCACGTAAATACTTCGTTCTAATCATCAATTTCCTCTCCTAACAAAATCTTTTCTAACTGCTCAATCGTTTCGGTTCTTACATAAATCCGATTTGTCCCGTCTGCGAACGGCGTTTTTACAAAAATGATATTAGGGCCAATAGAGATGTGCCCGATATCATCGACATTTAAAATTGTGTCCATATCAATTCCTTGTGCGATGTTTGTAACTCTAATAAATTTAGCCATTATTCTACCACCCCTTGTAAATTATCAACGCAGACGTTCGAACTATAGTCCTGTCCCCGACGTCTATTGCTACCATTTGGTATTTAATATCAATTAATTCCTCAACATACCCCGATGACAAGTACATGTTGATAGCCGTATCAATACTGCATTTATCCCCGGTTTCTGTGTACACCTCTCGTGTTTTAATTGCCATTCACTTCCACCATTTCAACCTTATATTTTCGTGTGTTGCGATATTTCAATCTCAATCTGTGCAATTCATTAATAGCGTCGTTCTTATTGCTGAATACTTGCTCACTGTCTTCCATGTTATCGTAGTACACGATTACTTTATATTTCATGTCATTCCTCGCTTTTATCTATGTAGATTACTGTTGCTGTGTATTGCGAAATTCCATATTTCGCATCAAAGTTGCAAACTAACCTAACATCCAGTAATTCGAATCCATTATCTTTAATCCATCTGTTGATTACTTCATCTAATTGTCTAGCACTATTGCTGATTAATATCTTTACTTTTCGCATAGCTCCATCATTCCTTTCAATAGTTCTTCATCCGGCAATTGCTCCAACGTTAGAATCCGGTTGAGTTTCTTATTCCCAATACCTAATTTCATTGCCACTGCGCCTTTCTTTTGATGCGTGGTATAAAACCAGAGTCTAAAAAACTCTACATATTCTAATACCGTTACCGGTTCGTATGGCCGCAGTGCGTATTTAATGCCAGCCATACGGTCATTCCACCGTTTTACCATTGACTATATCCATAGCCTCCTTAACACTTCTTGCCACACCTACAAGCGCTCCTCGTTTTCGCATGGCATCCATAAATTTCTTTTGGTCGTCTCTCACTCGACCTTTTTCATTCTTTACCTCGATGAAAAATATCTGTCCATCTGGTCTAAATCCAAATAGGTCACAAAAACCCTTTGGTGCTCCAGTATCGAACCAACGCCCGTCCGCCATCCTGACCTTACCAACGTTAATTCGAAATACCATATAGCCAGCTTTTGATAATTCCACCCGTATTTGGTTTTGAATACTATGTTCAGAACTCACTTAAAAATTACCTTTCTTATTTTAAGTACGGTAATCACCTAAAACCCTAGTAATATCAACGGTTTTGACTGTTTTTTATGTCTAATATTACCCTTACCGTTATAAGTTCACCTTATATATATTTTATTTATTTATTTATTTATTATTTCAATATATAAATAAGGTAATAAGGTAATATAATGGTGTAAAACGGTATGGTTAAAGGGTTTGTGAGGGTTACCGTATATCGTTTTAAACGGTAATCTAAACGGTAACGGTAATTTTTTCATAGCATACAGTCGTTGCATCACGTTCTTCATCAGACCAAGAGAATGTGTAGTAATGCTTTGGAACATCCACTGAAGGGATGAAACCCCGTCCCGGTATAGCCCGTTTCTTAACCCATTCAGACGGTACTACTTTGGCTAATTGATTTTCAAACTTGCGTTTGGTCAATTTAGTAACGCCTTCTTCCTTGCACCATTCCTGATACAACCACCACAAAAACCTTGAGGGTAGCCGAGTGGATTCGAATTTATCGAACCATTCAACTACGAATGATTTAACCGTGTCATTGCTTTCCTTGAAATCTTCCAAGGCTTCAATAGACGCTTGTGGCTCATCAAATCGAGTGAAGGATAGCTCTAATGCTTTCTTCAAAACATATTCGAGGACATCTTTGCGATAAATGTAGTCGTCTTTGATTGCCCAATTATCATCCTTTGTGCTGAATGATTTTTTAAACGGTATGATCACAAAACGTCGATAAGTTCCGTTCGTTTTATTCTTAAACCGTGGTAACTCGTTCGTTGACTGAATAACCGTCTTCTTAAAGACTGTGGTATAAGGTTGTTTGTTCTTTTCCTCGACCAATACTGGCTCACCAGTAACAACCGAGTTAAAGTTAGAAGATTCATCCACATAGATACCCGCTTGCACATCGTCCCCGATGATAACTGTCTTACCTTCAATCATCGAAAGTGAGAAACGTTCTGAGAATTGGTTAAGCTTTAAACTAGCGATATTTTTAATTCCAACTAAATTAGTAATGAGTTGCTGCACTGTTCCCTTACCGTCATTACCCTCACCGACAAACCAGATAGATTTTCGGTAAGAGTAATTTCCGTTAAGGCTTGCAGAAATGACTTGCCAGATAAGTTTCACAAGGTCTTTATCTCCACTCATAAGGTCTAGTAACCAGCTATCAACATCCCAACCGTCAATCACTGGTGATTCTGCGAAACTATCGTAAGACGTAGCGATTGTTGAAAAGGCTACGAATTCGTGCGTAAATGGTTTTAAGATACGTTCCTTCTTATCGTAGATTCCATTCTTAACAAGGATAAAACGGTTAGGTTCTTCAAACTCACCGACAGCAAAGTTACAAGAGAAATCTTCTCGTTGGTTTACTCTGGTAGTTGATGCAAGCATGAATAGAACGTTTTTAGCCTTGGTCTCATTAAAGTTAGGCTCTAGCAATCGAATGACACGGTAAGCGAAACTAGGGTCTTTGTGGTAGTAACCTTTATCTGGGTCATAAACAGCCACACGATCATTAGGAAGGTTAATGATATAGAGGATTTCTTCCATCCCTTCCGCTACTGCTAATTCAGTTAGGCGGGTAGGTGGATTATCCTTCTTCTCCTCTACACCATATTGGTTGGGTTTCTTCCACGATGCTTTCTCTAGCCACATTTCACGGTAATTTTTACATGCCAAACGGATTTCTCGCCAATCGTTAGGTTTTTTTAGGAACACTGGACGGTCAACAACTCTTTCCTTGTATTCTTTATTAATCTGTTGAATGTGTGGCGGTATTTTCATGTTTGCTGTCTGTGTCCTTTCTAAGCATACTTGTAAACGTCCTGTCGAACTCGCTGTCTGACAAACTTTCCGGAGTGTAGTGATTGGCAATTTTTGCCAACAAATATACTGCATCTACATCTACCTCACGAATTAGCAGCCCACCAACAAAACTAGCTAGGGCGTTATTTCTTCCGCCTTTATCACCAAAACCGAAAACGATTTGCTCGAATAATCTAGCGGTTTTATTTGAAAACTCACCTTTTTTATAGTTTGTTGAAAAACTTAAAGGTTTATATTCCTGCTCCGATTTCAGGATATCCACTATTTCTTTAGGGGCTTCAGCTATCGTGTCGGTGTCTTTGTTCCAAGAGTACTTCCCTTTAGGGTTATTGCTTGGTGCTACTAAAATGTAATTGTTGTTGTTTGCCTTAATATCAATACCAGGTTTAACTCGAATATCTTGGCTAATATTTACGCCTTTTGGTTTTTTTAAGAAGATATGTTTCCCACCAGAAGGCGTATTAGCCGTTAATGTTTTCGGAATATACTTGGATAATTCCCAATCTTCTAAAGACTGGTAGCCATCCTCACTTTCCGAAACATCGATATCGATAACAAAGAAGTCAGTCGTCCGTAGTGCAATGTTGGCGTCTGGGTGTTCGTGCCACAAACGTTTAACTTCTTCCTCACTAAATGTTTTATCTTTGAATTTAGTGACTGCACGTTTACTTGTTTTGTCTATTGGGATGACCGAAAAACCTAGTTTTTGATAATGCAGGGCGTAATCTACCATCCCTACCATAGTTTTAGAATGGCAAATCTAAATCTGATACTTCGGGTGCTTTTTCTGCTTTCGCAGAATAAGGTGGCAACTCTGATTGTTCACGTTTTTTAACACGCAAGTTTTCGTAAACCTTGCCATTCCATTCTGAAGTTTCGTTTTCCACTGTTACTTTCATAGACTTACCTTTGATAAGATCTAGGAATTGCTCGATTGTTTGAATGTCGGTTTTTTCCGGAACTTTAGCAGCCTTACAATACATTTGAAGCACCCACTCTGGATATTGCAGAGTGGTCTTGTTGACATATACTTTGTCGAAAATCAGATTGTTACGGAATTTCTGTTGATAATCATCACGGATTTTAAGACGAATATCCAAGAAATCAGTTCCGCTTTGTGTTGCCGATTGTTCAGCTTGTGATACATAGACTTCATAAGTTCCGTTTTCGATTGCTGCGAATTGTTCTGCTGCTTCATAATTTACTGAAAGAATTCCCATAGTTTTTTATCTCCAAATATTTAATTCATTTTGTTTGTGCCACAACCACCCTGGTTGATAGCCATTAAGTAGTCGGAACGCTTTTAGTTCCGCTAGGTTTTTACAACGTGTGTAATTTTTCTTGTATGTCTTAACTCTGCGATAAATTTCCGCTTCTTCTTTTTTGACTTCTACCATCTCACCTTGGATGGAAACAAATTCCATCCCTTGGTTGATTTCTTTTAATTCGATATCAACGCTCTCTTGTTCAACATCTCTGATTTCTTTTTTCTTAACAACCACTGCTCCACAATAAGGACAGTTCCCGTCAATTAATTGATCTCGCCAAAATGTTGCGAAACAATCCTCGCAAGTAACAGTTGATTTCTCACTGTTATTCTTGTTAGTTTTAACACCGTCCAATGTCCACTCACGGTCATCGTTTGGCAATCCGTGTGTATTGTAATTCCCAACGTGGTCAATTAAGATAGCTCTTTTACCTTCCCTTGGGTTTAACGCCCTCATGGCAAATTGTAAATAGAGTGATAATGATTTAGTTGGTCTCAACATGATACAAACATCAACGCCTGGCAGGTCAATTCCTTCAGTGAATAGGTTGACGTTTACCATAATCATTAGCTCGCCATTTCTAAAACGTTCCATAGCTTCAGCACGCTCTTTTTTTGGTGTTTTACCCGAAACGATAGCGGCACTATAACCATTCTCGTTAAAGCGTTGGGCTACTCGTTCAGCGTACTCTACATTGTGAACATATACGATGGCTTGTTTGCCCTCTGCTAAACGTTTGTAGTGGTCAATATAGTCACCGTATGTTGCTGCCGATGATTCGAACGCACGGTCTATGGATTGATTGGTGTATTCACCCGAACGGGTTTTGAGCTTATCTAAATCTAGTAGGTTGATTGAGTAGTAACTAAACTCTGAAATGTTTCCGTTCTCTTGTAGCCATTTAACCGATTTTCCTTCGACTAAATCTTCAGCTAGATCACGGAAACCAGCTCCATCTAATCGAATGGGGGTGCCAGTGAAGAATAATTGCGTTGCATCTTTGAAATAAGTTAAGATGGTCTGATATTGTTTGGCTTTGATGTGGTGGGCTTCGTCGACTAATATCACATCGAATTTAGGCAGTTTATCTAGTTTTTTAACAAGACTTCCTACTGTTCCGATGGTGACATTGTCAAGATTGACGCCGCCACGCTCAAAGGTTGCTATAACTTGCTCATTAATCTCTTTGCGATGACTAAAGAACAAGACTTTTTTGTTTTTATCCGTGGCATTTTTAGCAATGTAAGCCATCACTACTGTTTTGCCACTACGAGGGGGCGATTGAACCATGATTTTGCGATTGCCTCGCTTCATGGATTCGATTATGTCAGTTATCAGTTCCTTCTGGTAATCCCGTAGCGAAAAGCTCATCTACCTTACACCCCTTTCGCTCATCGAGACGATTCTTGGCGTAGACACTCGCCGACGGTTGCAAGATGAACCCTCTTACTTCCTCACCATCCTCAGTGGTTTTCTTGACAAGTCTAGCAACCACATCCGTTAAGCCAAGGAAGTTATTCAAAATTTTTGAGCGAATATCTGGCATGGCACGATTGTAGATAATGCCATTCTCATCCGTCCACTGATCAGAGGTTTCCCATGCGATAAACACGATTCGTTTGTTGAGTTGCAACAAAGCTCGCAAGCTATCTAGGATGGTGAAATCAACACGCTGGTAATCAGCTTGTGAAGGAACACGGTTGTTGTTTCCTTCGCGCCCTAGGTTAGATAGGCATGCTCGGAATAGCTCTGAAACGTTGTCAACTACGATTGTGTCGTATGGTTGGCCAGCACCTTTTAAGAGTTCCTTAACGATTGTTAACCACTCATCCCAAATTTTATGAGTGTCTACGTCTGCGATATCGATATTTTCACAACCGCTTAACACCTTGGCTGATTTATCAATATTGATAACCAGTGTTTTGCCAGGGATATGTTTGACTGCTGAAGTCTTACCAAATCCCGGATTGCCATAGATCAGATAACAAGCATCGTTATTTTTTAATTCTGTAGCTTTAGTAATTTTCATCGAATACTTAAATTACTCCTTTCTTCAATGTGAGCGCCTCGAATAGTAGCACCGCTCTCCAAGAGTTTTTTTATTTCTTTCTTATCCGGTTTGTAGCTAACGATTTGATATTTTTTAGGCAATTTATCTTCATCGACTACTACTGCTTTAGATTTACGGAAACCAACCTTGAAGAGAGTGGTATCAACTCTGGTTTGACCAGTTTCAGTCATACTAACCGCAAGCGCTGCTTTTAGGTTGTCAATTTTTGACTGATCGGACTTATTTAATCCATCTAAACGTTTCTTTTCGTTTTTTCGTGCTTCAATATCCGCCTCAAGCGACTTAATGACTTTGACATAGCCTTCTACCTTATTTTCATAATCGCTAGTCCAGTCAATAGACTCTAGTGTGTCCAGCTTCGTTTCATCGTCAATTTCCATGTTATAAATCTCAAGGAATTGACCTGTTAATTCATATAATGTTGCCATATTTAATACCTGCCATTCCACCACAGCCAATTATTTAATTAATCAACATCTTCAAAAATGCTTTGATTTCGTCTCTTGTAACTTCTTCACGCTCTGTGCGTTCGAAGTCCGAACCGTCAAGTTTAGTTGCGTTGTATTCAATTTCCACATTAAGCACTTCGCAATCAAACGCCTCAGCAAGCTTGTCAAGACTGTTTTTTTGTTCTTCGTACGCCTCGAGCGGCACAGATAGAGCATCAATTAAATTAGTAGTGAGACCAGCTTCGAAAGCCAGAGTGCCTCTATCTTTGTATTCTTTAAGAAATTCATCTTTCTCAGCATTGTAAAATACGACTTGTGTTTCCGTTTGTTTCATGATATATTCTCCTTGTAATTATTATTTTCTGCACAGGCCCTTACCTGTGCTTTTTTGGCGCTCTCAACGTGCACCCACAGCCCTACCGCTTCATGTTTTTTTGTTTTTTAGAAAAGATAAGTGTGTGGAAAAAGTAGATTATAATTTGGGGTATTAAAGTATATGCTACACTCCACGGAAGGGCTATGGCTACACGCTGAGAGATGTTTCAAGCTATCAGCCCACTAGCTGATCTAATGGCAGTCCATGAGTTTCGTTGTAAATGCGTGCTTTTTCGTCAACCATTTGGTGACGCTTAATTACGAATGTTTCCGCTTCTTCGTTTTGTTTCTTAGACCAAATCCAGTTAAATAGTTTTGATGCTTTCATAGTGTTTTCCTTTCTGATAAAATGGTTTTAAAAAAATAGATTGGGTTTAAGATGAGACGATTATTAAAACAACTTTTAAATATTTTTTTGAAACTGATTGGCATTTTAACTACTATCATTCTTGCTTTATCTCTTACTATGTTTGTCATTAAAATCTTCGTGTTCTATTCCACTTTCCTTGGAAATAACTGGCTAGAAGACAGCTACTTTAATATCATTAAAAAGTACAATTTGCTTCGTTTTGTAAAATCATTTATTCTAGTTTTTCTATCCTTTGAAATGATTTTAGTTCTCGTTTCGTGTCTGTATTTTATAATTGCTTCCTCTATTCGAAGGTATGCAGAAGAGTTTGCAAAACTTTTTGCTACAACCTACACTGCACTAGCCTTCACGGTTTCCTTGGCTATGACGCTAACTGAAGAAATTTTCACTTTAGCCACAGCTATCGTTTCGTTGTTCGCTTTAATCTATCCCATAGTTTTGAAATATTTTTACGTCCCCAAGCGCGGACGAAAGGGGCAATCTCAAACAGAAAATGATTGAGCCAAATTGCGAATAAGAGCGAGCCTATGATTGTTGTCATAGCCAGCAATACCCCGAATTCTCCCATTACTATTTTCCTTTCTACTCCCTAACCGCACTAGAGAACTAGCGAGGTTTTTTAATTTCATATATTAAAGGAGACTTATGAATATCAAATCGTTGTTGCTGTTGGTATTGTTCGGTTTCCTCACTAGCTCACTGCTACGGCTAGGGAATTAATGCTAGGCAATCTCTTGCCAGTGTGTGTTAAACCAGTCTCTGACTGGGTCTCGTGGGTATTTGATGTGAGACCCTCGACCTTTGTCGATTTTAGGGAAACCGTCTAAGTTGGTAATTCTCAAAAATTCTGTGTAGTTGCCAATCCCTAGCATTGACTGGCACTCTTTAGCAGTTAAAGTCATCGGTAGTGTTCCGTCTATGTCAAACGCTCTCGACTTATCCGCTATGACAGCTGTCAGCATACTGTCAAACTGGTCTAACAGTGGTTTGAATGGGTCTGTCATGTTGTCCTCCTTTGCATTTTGATATAATATAATAAAAACTAATGAGGTACTGTATGATTATCATTTCACGAAAAGCTAGAAAATTATTAAAATCATTGCTTGATATCCGAAAATCCCAAGAATCTCCTCGCATTAAACCTGAACAGTATGAAAAACTGATAGATGAACAAGGCGAACCTCTCGGCGAATTGGTTTACCACAAGTTAGTGATCCAAGACGTCGTCCATGACATCGCCGTTACTGACGAGGGGATTTATTTTTATCAAGCTTGCAAAGAACATAATAGATATCTTTGGTTGACTTCATTTTGGTTTCCACTAACCGTTGCTTTCGTGACAACCGCTATCACACTAGCTGTCAATTTTTTATTTTTTAAATAAAATCCAAAAAATCAACGTTCCCAGAAATACCCCTATAAGACTTCCGATAATTGCAAGTGCAACATCGTATCCGTCTAAATTCCACTCAAAGAATCCTTTGAGTTTTTTTAGTGTCTTCATTTCGTTCATCTGTTATCCTTTCTAATTTTGATATAATTGACTTATCTTTGATGAAAGGAGAGACAAGTCATGATTGAAAATTTTGATGATTTTTTAGAAGCTAAGTATCCAGAAATTCGAAGCGGTATCAACGAATCTGTTAGCGAATCTTTGAAATCACTTGTTGACAACGGTATTGAGCTTGATAGTGAAGTTGTTGCTATTTCAAGCGCTATCGCATTCAATACAACTTGTGAGATTCTAAGAGCTTACGATTCATATGTGCAAAAGCACAAGAATCAATAGTATCCATTACAATCTCTAAAGCTTCATTAGCGTTTACCACTTTTGGTAGGCGCTTTTTTTGTCCACTATATGGATATCGTTTTGGTTTCATGTTTGTTCCTTCCTACTCCTCAAATTTTTCCCACGGTTCACGAATGCTAAGAATTTTAGAAACACGTAGTTTTAAATCAACACTACCTTTACCAGTTTTGAGTAAATCAGTAATTGTACCTTGACTTCGTAAACCAACCGCTTGTGTTAAGTCTGCTTTCGACCAGTTTTTCTCTTTCAATCGTTGTTCGACTAAAACCATCCACTTTTGATGCTGTGTGCTCATTCACTCACCTCCTTTTTTTGCGAACTTTTTAGCGAATATTTTTATAAAATCTGTTGACATTTTTAAATAAATAATTTAAAATCAGAGTATACAAAAAACTATCAACAGAAACGCTTGATTAAACTAATTCCAAAGTCGCCAAACTTATTTTTTTAGGTTTAATCTTCGCTTTTTGTTTCGTTTATTTGTTCGCCTTACAAATTATATTTTAGATTATTTATTTAATTTAGTCAACACTTTTTATATAAATAATTTAAATATTTTTTGTCAATCTCTCAGAAAGGTTGATGTATCAATGTTTCCCACGTTTGAAAAAGTTAGGGAATTAGCAAAAAAACAGGGCTTATCACTAAACCAAGTTGAAGAAAAGCTCGGTTTTAGCAAAAATACCCTGTATTCTCTTAAAAGACAAAAGGTTAGTTCTGACCGCCTACAACAAATCGCCGACTACTTCGGCGTGTCTACCGACTACCTTCTGGGCAGAACCGACAACCCACGGATAGCCACCGAGGCAGACCAAGGCCCAGACGACATCGACGAAATCATAGCAAACGCCATGATGTTTGACGGCAAACCGCTGACTGATGATGATAAACGTGCTATCCGTGGCATTATTGCGGGTTATATGAGCAGTAAAGGGGATTGAGGATGAAAGAAATAATCTATCTGGACACAAATTTAGTTAACTCTCTACTCGCTCAGAAAAATGCGGGGTTGGTCACAAAATTGGTTAATGAAAACAGTGAATCAGACTCTAATGCAGAGGGCGGTTTTGATCAAACTGCAACTTCTGTTTCTGGTGGAGTTTCAACTTTAATCAAGGCAGGCGCTAATCACTCAGCTATCGCGAACGAAAATTACAATATTGTCTTCTCACGTTCAAACAGAAATCTAATCGAGACAGCATTAGATGATTACTCTCTTGATTTGCTACTTCAAGAGTTGGAAGGTAACAAGCTTTTAAAAACTTCCGACTTCCAAGATGGCGACTTTGTCTTTGCTGTAGGGAAGCTTGACTTCTTTGACTTTGAACAATTAAAAAACGTCTTCACTTTTGATGAAGTTGAAGATATTCTTCCTGAATATGACGAGTTTAAAAAGCTTCAGTCCAAATACAAAAGAGAAAAAAATAACACTAGGAAAGAGCAATTAAAAAGCAAGATTTCGCATAACGGTTGGAATAACTTAGAGTCCATTAGGTCAATGTCAGCCTATTTCGAAAGGTTATTTCCATCCTCTAACTTGGCCAAAGTATCAAATACTATTAGTGTTTTGCCTAAGGAATTCATGAAGGTCCCAACTGCCCAACTTGGTCTTATGCAGCTCAGCGGAAGACAAATAAAAATACTAGGTATCTGCTCATCTACATTTGATGAACAGACACCTAGTGACTTGTCTATGATGGCTAACAGTATGGAAGTTTTGAAAAAAGCACCTACAGCAATCCTTACAATAATGCTTGACTCATTTGGCTTGGTATCAAGTGGCGATTATTTAATTCGTCCTATCGCTATTTATTACGAGGGTTAAAAAGGTGACTATATCTACTTTCAAAAGACTTTCGCTTAGATTCCAGTTCTTTCTGGCTATTCTTAATCAAGGTGTGATTGTCCGTCCTATTCTTTAGGTTACGTTCTCTCATTCTTGAGTGTTGGTCTTCGATAGATTGCTTGTTCTGTTTTATCTCGTTAAGGAACAACAACTGAATCACCGCCTCTCTATATAGTATTTTAGCAAAAAGGAAACCGCTAGTAAATAATATCATGGAGGCCTTATGCCTGAAAAAGAATTGCTTGAGCAGTTCAACGTGTCTCTTTGTGAGTTCGACTCTAGCCAGTGGCCACGAGATGGGTTTCTGGACCCTGTCAACCGTGTTGTTTACATCAATAGGGATTTGTCTGCCGAAAGACGTTTAAAGGTCCTACTGCACGAATTAGGGCACTTAGAACACAATCCCAAACACTACGAGCGACTGCGTGAGAAATATGAAGCTCAAGCTAATAGAAATATGATCCATGGATTGCTAAAAAACGAAAATCTGGATGATTTTAATTATGTTCACTTCATGGAAAAATATAATCTCACCACGATTTGTGATGAGACGTTTGTTAAAGATGAATATCTAAAAATGATGAGGAGTTGATATGAAACTTTTGAAAAAATACAAATGGTATATCTTAACAATTATAGTTTTATTCTTCCTTGGCTTAATGTTTGTGCCACGGTCTGGGAAGGAACCAAAGGAAACAAAACAGTCTAAAACTGTCAAAGTAACAAAGCACACCACAAAGCCAAGTAAACATAGTTCTTCTTCGACTTCAAAAACTTCTAGCAGTTCAAGTTCAGAGCAACCACAACAACCACAACAACCACAACAACCACAACAACCACAACAACAGACGCAAGCTGAAGCTTCTCAAACTCAGCAGGAAAAGCCTATTGACGGCGTAGGGCCTACTCAATCACAAGCAGACCAAGCAACCGAACAATACGGCTATACACCAGGATATGGTGGGGTCCCTTCTGATTCCCCTGAGATAGCAAGAGAACAAGCGGACCAACAAGCACGCCAAAACTGGCATGATAGTCAAGTTGAGTGGGCTAGACAGCAAGGACTTATGGATTGACCAAATAAAAAAGCCAGCTTTTTTCGACTGGCTAAGCTATATCAAGGGAGTGTGTGAGATTCACCACCACCCTTTTATTATACCAAAATAAGAGGATTAAATAATGGCATCATACAGGAAACGCCCCAACGGCTGGGAATATCGAATAAATTACTACGACTCCACGGGCAAACGAAAACCTAAATCAAAGGGTGGTTTTAGGACTAAATCTGAAGCGATTAAAGCCGCTGCTGAGATGGAACTGAAATTACAAGATAATATCAATGTTGATGAAGATATCACTTTTTTAAACTATTTCAAGCAATGGTGCGAGGTTTACAAGCGTCCGAATGTGTCAGAATTGACGTTTAATCTGTATGTTATTAACCGAAGACAGATAGCGTCTTTTTTTGGCGATAAGAAATTAAAGGATATTACTGCCACTGAGTACCAACGTGTATTGAATCAGTACGCTGAAACTCACGCCCATTTGACTGTCAAGAGGTTTCACACTCAAATTAAGGCGTGTATAGACATGGCAGTGCACGAAGGATATATCAAACGTAATTTTTGTAAGTTTGCCAAAATCAACGCCAAAGTTAAGAGTAGAGATATCGAAAGCAAATTCCTAGAGGTTGAAGAATACGAGCGATTGATCTCCGAGACAAGCAAGTATCCAGAGCGTACCGCTTATGCAGTCTTGTATTTGATATCTAAAACTGGCATGCGGTTTGCTGAATGCCTCGGTCTAACCGTGAATGATATTGATTATGAGACTGGCATGCTATCCGTCAACAAGACATGGGACTACAAAAATAACACTGGTTTTATGCCCACAAAAACAAAAAGCAGTATCCGAGAGATACCGCTTGATGATGATTGTTTAAAATTTATAAAATCGTTGACACCGCAACCCGATGGCAGACTGTTGCCAAGAGTATTTAATAATGCCGTCAATAGAACGCTACGAAAGATAGTTGGTCGTGAAGTGCGTGTCCACTCGTTACGGCACACTTATGCCAGCTATCTAATCGCTCACGATATCGATTTAATATCAGTATCGCAAGTTTTAGGGCACGAAAACTTAAATATCACGCTTGATGTGTACGCTCATCAACTTCAAGAGCAAAAATCACGAAATCACGAAAAGATTAAGCAAATGTGGACAGAATGTGGTCAAAAACCCTTAAAGTAGCGATTTTACGGGCTATAACATAGTCTATCATACTATGGACAATAGTGCCAAAACCAACTAAAACAAAGAGAACATAGAACAATTTTTGGAAATCCTCTCCTGTTACTGAATAAAAAATCACACAAGCAAGAACTTCACCTATAGCATGGATAAGCCCTAAAACAAAGTTAAAAAGCAATGATGATTTATGATTTTCTATCGTTCGTGGAAATTTTTTCAAATAGAGTGCGCCTAAAAAACCAAATATAATATGAGAAAAGGCTCTAAAAACAACCACAATCGGATAGCCAGCCATAAAGTATCCCAAACTAGAAGCTAAGATAACAAAAGCAGTTACCCAGGGAGATATAAACATAGCTAGAAATATTGGAACATGACTCCCCAAAGTATACGAAGCCGGTGGGATGATTAGTTTAATTGGCATGATACTTGGGATAAGGATAGCAATTGCAGTTAACAAAGCTGCAAAGGTCATTTCTTGAATTCTCTTTTTAGGTTTCATGATTTACTCCTTTTTACTGTATATACATTAGTATGTTACAGTGTATAGTTATATAAGTCAATATTTTTCAGAAAAAAACACTAGCGCAAAATGCCCTAGCGTTCTAAGTTTCTTATTTACGTTTTTTCTTAGCTTTCTTCAACTTGTTAGCTTGCCGCTTCATCGCATGTTTCATGGCAAATGAACCAACTTTACCTTTAAGACCACCACCAAGCATTTGGCTTAGATCCATATTCCCTAGATCTGGCATACCAGCGCCACCCATCATGCCTTCAAGAGCAGACATGTCCATATTACCCATATCAGGCATATTTGGCATGTTTTTTGGCAGATTATTTGGGTTAAGACCCATTTGACGCATCATTTGCTCCATATCACCAGACATAACACCTTGCATCATTTGTTTGGCTTGGTTGAAGTCTTTAATAAACTTGTTTACTTCAATAAAGGTATTCCCTGAACCATTTGCAATACGGCGACGACGACTTGGTGTCAAAAGATCTGGATTTTCACGTTCTTCAGGTGTCATAGATGATACGATGGCACGTTTGCGAGCAATTTGTTTCTCATCTACTTTAACATTAGCCAAGGCTGGATTGTTAGCCATACCTGGCAACATCTTGAGCAAATCCTCCATTGGACCCATATTTTGTACCTGGTCTAATTGGTCGATGAAGTCATTGAAGTCAAAAGTGTTTTCACGCATCTTTTCAGCCAACTCAAGAGATTTTTTCTCATCATACTCTTGAGAAGCTTTTTCGATAAGGGTAAGAAGGTCACCCATACCCAAAATACGACTTGACATACGGTCTGGGTGGAAAGTCT